GGATGTGTCTGGGAAGGACCCGTGAACTATTTCGCTTCAAGCAGGCCCTTTGCCAAATGCCTAGCCAAGTGTTTTGGCAGACGCGCGGCCCATAGGTCAGCCGCCGTGTCATAGAAACCCAGTCGCGGCTTGTAGCTTGGCATGTGGTCAGTGATCGTCAGCACCTTTGTAACCGTGCCATCATCCGACCGTCTGTAAACCCCGCCCTTGTCGGACTTTGGCACAAAGTATCGCCCGGGGCTTTTGCCTCGCTTTCGTTTCCGCGATGCGGCGGTCTCATTTGCCGTCGTGTCGCGTTGAGCCTGCAATTGGGACAGCACTTGATTGCGCTCACCCATTGACCAATTGCCAAACCCGTCTAGCCGCGCACCCGAGGCCGGAATGATAGCGCCCACAATGCCGCCATATGGCAGATTTGAGGCCATCAGTTTTTCCAGACCGGTCTTTGGTCGAATGCCGCCGGTCTCCTGAATTTTCAGGTAGTGGCGCGAACCGACAGTGGGCCGCTCCTTGACCTGCGCTTCAAGGTTGTCCGGCTTCGCCCGCCAAACCATCAAAGCATTCTTCGTAAACCGGGTTGGTCGATCAAAGACCACATCCATTCGGTTTTGAATTTCTTTCAGCACGTCATATGCCGTGTCGTTCAGTGCCAGCGATCCAGCCTTTGGCAACTGCGTCACCTGAAAAGCACTCAGTTGCCGCAAAAAGGCGGTATCGTCGAGCGTCAGCCGCAGATCATCCATGGCCACGCCCCTGATCGACACCCTGAAACGCACGGTGCGCCCGGCAGGGTTCCTGCGGGCGCACCGGTAGATCATGGCAAGGTTTATGCGACCGGATGACTTAAGCTGTCAATAGGGTATTTGCGTCACTCCACGCCCCAAACACCGCCAGGCTGCGCGCCAAAGTGGACAACCTCGATCCGTTGCGACCGACTCGGGCCGATCATGCGGTCAAGGGCCGCGGCGAGGGCAAGGGTGGCAGCGCGCACCGTGTCACCCTTGACCGCCCAGCCGTGACCGCGAAGCACGTCTGATAGGTCGCGGTCATCCAGACAGACTGCATCGACAAGTACCCGGTCGAGGATGTTGCGGCGCGCTTGCACCCCATCGCCCCGCGCCGATGGTCGCATCCGGCGGATGGCCATGGCACAGTCCGCGCCAATGCGGGCCTGCAACCGGTCGATCTGTCTGGCAAGGTTCAGGCGGTGGTCGGTGTAACCCTCGCGGGTGCCACCACCGCCGGACATTGCCTCCATGCTGGAACAACGCACACCGGATGCATCGCGGTCCTGCACCATCGAGGCATAGATCCGGCCCATGCCTATCTGACTGCAGGTCAGCACGGGTTCACCGCCGCGACGGCGCGACTGTGCCTCCATCCGGCCAAAGACATCCATGCGCTGCGCAGTCTTGCGGCCCTGAAAGCCTGCCGGTTTCAGAACGGTTCCCTCTTTGCCATCGGGATAAGGGGCGAGAAACTCAAAAACCCGCAACGGGCCGCGCGCCGGGGCCATCGGCATGGCACCACCGCAGGCATCTGGCACTGCACCGGCGGCGCGGACGATCCCCAGACGCGCGGTTTCGGGCAGGGACTGGAACGCCTGAACGCGCATCGGCGCTGGAACCTGTCGCAGAACCTCGGCCCCGGTGATGATCTGCGACAAGCGGTCATGGGTGGTCATAGTTCAAATCCTTCTTGAACAGGCTGCGGGGTGGGCGCGGCAATCAACAGATCCGGCTGTCGGGTGGCCTCATCGACGCGGCGGCAAGATATGTCGAAATATTCCGGGTCCATTTCGATGCCGGTCCCGTGGCGGCCCATGCGCTGGCAGGCGACAAGGGTGGTGCCGCTGCCCATGAAGGGGTCAAGGATCGTCTTGGCGTCTGGCAGGAAGCCAAGGCACCACTGCATCAGGGCGACAGGCTTTTGGGTCGGGTGGCCAGCCTTTTCATTTTGCGGACACCCAACCGGCCCAATCCAGTGTTTTGCGTTAAAGTCCATGTTGGACCACGCAAGCTCTATGGCCGCGAAAGTGGGTGCTGCGTTGGTTTTTACCCATGCAAGCCAACCGCGTGATGGCGGCAGGCCCAGATAGTTTCCGCCCCAAGCTATGGTCGGGAATTCGTTTTCGAACACCCATGCGGGGGGGGGGGACCTATCCCAACCGTTTTCACCACCCATACGCTTGCAAAGACCGGCAAAGCGCCCTGAGCCGACCATGATGTCGCCGATGCCATAGGGCGGATCGGTCAACATCGCATCCACCTTTCCCAGCAGCGGCATGACCAGCAGGCAATCCCCAAGGAGCAGCCGTTGCCCGCCGATGCGTTCTTCGCGGATGATGCTCACTTCCCGCCCCCACATTTCCCGACCAGCCAGAACACGGGCGCGCGGACGCCAAGCCGATCAGCGCGTTCCAGAATTTCCGCCCATGCCATTCGCCAGTCGGGCGATGCAAGCTCCGACGATGCGACCATTGCGCACCACAGATAGGCGTCCAAGCGGTCGACAAGCTTTATCCAGTCGGCTTCCTCGGCGGTTACGGCCTCGGACAAGTTCAGGCGCATGGTTTCCGCGATTTCCAAGCGCACCAGCGTATCGCGCAAGGTGGCATCCTGCTTTGCGCCCCAAGGCGTATCGCCTGTAACCCGCTCGGCAACGTCGTGATGCAGCATAGCGGCGATCAGGTTGGGGCTTGCGTCCGGTTTCAGGGCGATCAGCAGGCGGCAGCACCGGGCCGCGTGGGCATCGGTCGTATCGCCGCTATGGCGCAAGGCATGACATCGGCTTGCGTGCCAGCGGTTCACATCGCTGTTCCAGATTTCAAGGATACTCACGCCGCCACCTCATCACCCGATTGTTCCGCCGCGCCGCGCGCCCGGCCTTCATTGCCTTGATCGACATATTGCCGCGCCTCTTGCAGGTCGCGCTGATAGGCGGCCAGAGTGTCGCGGTCCTCAGGCCATTCCATGTCACGCGCAATCCGGTCGCGGGCGCGGGCAAGGCGGGCTTGGGTTTGGCCTGCGTCCGCTTTGACCGACGCCAGATCGGCGGGGGTCAAAGCGCGCCGGTGCGCCTTCAACCAGCGTAAGAGTTCAACCAGATAGCCGCCCCCTTCTGCCACCGGCCCCTCGCGTGACCGCAGCCAGGATGCGATGATCGGATGTTGGGAAAACGGCTTGGCTTGCAAGGCTTGCGCCCATTGCCGGATCAGCACTGTCACCGGCCAGAACCCCGCACCGAGGCCGGTGATGGCGGCATGGGTCAGGATCGCCTCGGTAAGGGTGGTCAGATTGTCGGGTGCCATATAGGCCAGATGTTCAACCAGATGTTCAAGGTTCTTGGCGTGTTCGGCCTCGGACAATCCCTTGGGCCGCCGCAGGCCCTCACATCGCATCCGGTCTACCAGGATGCCGCGCACCATGGCCCTGCCAGCCTCGTTCGTTTCATTGTCGCCGCCGTCGCCCATCATACCCTCTTTTCTCACCAGCAATATCCAGACTTATCCACATGTCTGCCAGTCGGTTTTATGCGCATTCCGTAAAGTGTTTTTTTTTATTCTATTCTATTCTCTTATATACCAATCACAGTGTCATTCTGTGCAGTTCTGTGACTTTTCGTGAAGTTTCGTGATTTCACAGAATGTCACAGAAGTTTATATGTTTTTACAGATGGTTAGGCGGCTTCAGCATCCAACCGGATTTAACAGAATGATCAAGCGCGCTGATATAGGATTGGACGGTTCTGTTGCCCTTCCATGTGTCGATCAGCCATTGATCCATGCGACCGATTAAAACATGGTCATTCACCATGTCATTGGAACATCCGATGCTTGCCAGGCCGGAAACCAGCCTTTTACGGCGGGCCGCGACGGCGCGTTCCTCTTTGGACAGATCACGATCCTCGACCTTGCGAATGGTGTCTTGCAACACCTCCAGAACCACGGGATGCATCAGGCGCACCTCGTTGCCGCACCGGCAGCGCACCCAGTTGTGCATGGGCGAGACGGGGCGATTGCACACCGCGTGCCAGACCGGCAAGGGCACCCGCAACAGCGCCGCCAATTCGGCCTCGTTCGCAGGCAGGGTGCCAATCGGATTGCCGTTCTGCGCCAGATCGAACATGGCGCGGGCCATGCCCTGAACCTCATAATCGCCCAGCAGATGCAGCGAACTGTTTAGCCAGCGGTTATGATTCCAGCGGGTGAAATGGTGACCGTCCAGCCGGGTTTCGCGCCCGATGGGATAATCCTCGATCTGGTCGATTGGAACAGGGGTCAGGGACCGCTGTGGCGTCATCACAAAACCCCACCGTTTTGGGGTGACCGCACCGAAATCCCGGCCTGCCACCAGCGGGCCGGTTGACTGCCATCCAGATTGTCGAGCCAATAGGCCTTGACCTGACCGCGTGGCACCGGGGCCGCTTCGGATGCCGCCAAACCATGTCGGATACGTTTCAGCAGCCCCGCGACCGCGCCGCGCGACATGCCATGGGGCTGGCCCGCTTGCTCCATCGTCCAGCCGCATCTTTCGACACGATCCAGAATGTCCAGGACCACCTCGTCAGGCTTTTCACCGTCGCCGATCATGCTGCACCTGTCATGTCTAATTCGAATTGTTGGCCTGCCTTGGCCCGCGCGACGCGCGCCACCGCCACATCAAACCAGCGTGGCATGACCTCAATCCCGATGAACCGCCGCCCGGCCTGCATCGCGGCAATCGCGGTGCTGCCCGACCCCATGAACGGGTCAATCACCAGATCGCCGGGCGCGGTGGTCAGTTCGATCCACCGGCGCAACATCGCCACCGGCTTTTCGGTTGGATGAAGGGTTTCGTCGCGGTGCGACAGGGTCATCAGGGGATGGGCGGCCTTGTCATTGATCGGACGGGCGCGGCCCCTCCACATATACAGCCCGAACTCCAGACCCTGCATGAACCAGCGGTTAGGCGTGACGCTGCGCTTGTCCCAAACCAATGTGCGATGGTGCCCGAATCCAGCCCCGCGCAGGGCTGTTTCGGCGTCGGTCAGGTTTTTATCGTTGGCCATGACGATGGCATCGGCGTCATCGCGCGCGGCGGCAAACAGCAGCGGCGCAAGACAGGCCCATTCGACAATTGGGAACAACTCGCCCGAATTGTCGTAGCTGTCCTTGGAAAAACAGCCGCCCATTTCGCCGTTCTTGCCGCCCGAGGTCAGGCGATAGGGCGGATCGGTCAGGATCAGCGCCGCGCGTTCGGTCAGGCGGGGCAACTCGTCGCGCATGTCACCCTCGATCAATGTGCAATTGCCGATCTGGACCACCCGCGCCGTCATACCACCACCCCAGCCCAAAAAGTCGCGGATGCCGGGCCGGATTGCCCGGCACCCGCGACAAGTCCAACAGGGAGGATGGGGGCCACGCATTGCGGGCCGCCACGGCCCCCCGGTATGGCGCCTACCGCCCGGGTTGCCCCTGACGGCCGCATGGTTGGCTTTGCACGGCGCGACGGGATCATGGCGTCAGCACCTGGTTGATCTGTTCAGCGGATATGCCCCGGTCGGCCCAAAATGCCACAGCCCGGTCCAACGACCGCGCGGCATCCATGATTGACGTATGATCACGGCCACCGAGATCGCGACCGATCTGTGGCAGGCTCAAACCCGCGACACGACACCGGGCAATCACCAAACACCGCGCCAGATAGACATCGCGCGAATGCCGGCGACCGCGAATGGCCGCCTCGCTGATTTGGGTCAACTCAGCAACAGCCGTAACAGCCGCACCAACCTTTCGGTGGGGCAACCTGCTTGCCCCTGCCCCAACCAATCCTGCCCGCTTGACCAATGCGGCGGCCCGATCCGCCAACTGTTGCGCCATTTCGGCAATTTCCTGCGCCTCTCGCAGCACTGACAGATCGCCCGAATAACCCGTCATGCTACCACCCGACGCTGGTGCCACAACTGTTGCGCACGGGCCAAGGTAACCCCATTGGCCACCGCAAATTCGGCCAGCGCGGCATATCGCCCCTTGGTGGCCAGAATCGACCCCGCCGCGATGCCATCTTGCCCCACAGCTGCGCCAGCACTGCGCGCCGCCATAAAATCCTGCAGCGTCAGGGGTCGCAACACACCGTCACGCGGCGGAACCTTGCCCGACCGCACCCGGGCTCGGATGGTGTCTTGCCCGATTTGCAGATGCGCGGCCATTTCCGCGACCGATACCCCGGCCATCCACATCTCATCCGACAAGGCCGTGTCAAAACGGCGGGCCGGGCCACTTGCCCTGTGCGGCAACCCCATGGCCTTGGCGTGATATCGGATCGACTCTGTGCTGATAAACCCACAGGATTCTGCGATCCGCGACGTGGACATCGCGGGATCGCGCCACAGGCGTTCGAATTCGGCGCGGGTGATCCTGCCGATCATGTCGTCTTGATCACTCATTGCTGCCCATCCCATTTCCGTTAATAAAAATGGCGCGGGCGGCGGCAACCGCCCGCGCCAGTGACGTCCGGACAACCAAGACAGAGGCGACCGAACGGCGCAGCGCGGGTTGAGACACACCATCTGCGACGAAACCAAATGAAACGGGTGCAGATGCGCCTGGACATGTCATGTCGCACCCCCTTGCGCGTCCAGCGCGGCCAACAGGCCCGACAGCGCTTGCGCCGCCTCGCCCAATTCGCGTCGCGCGACCGCCATGTCGCCCTTGCCACCGGCGACGGCCAAGGCGGCCGCCACGGCCTGCCCATGTTCCAGCGCCGAATGCGCGGCGGCGACCATTATGCTTTGGGCACGCGCCGCCTCTGGCATCGACCCGGCCAGCCAACGGCGGACGCACGTGTCATCCACCGCATCCTCCAGTGCCATGATCTCGACCAGCGGCCATTCCAGATGGCCCGCCATCCGCTTGGAAATCGTGCCCTTGCCAACCTCGCAGTCCAACCGCGCCGAAATCAGCGCCGAGGCCGCATCGACCCCGCCCGCCTTTTCGACCAGGCGCACCATCAAGACCCGGATCATCGCGCGGTTACTGACCATGACAAACACCCCTGACGCGATCAGCCATGCGGCCAAACACGGGCCGGGGTTGCAACACCCCGACCCGGCCCGCACCATGGGTGACGCGAATCAACCCCATGGAGAAAAATGAATGACTGACGACACGGACCCCGGCGCTGACCGCCGCGAAACCTATCGACTTGCCCGGCGCGCCTACCTTGACGCCCAAGAATCCTGCCAGAAATTCAAGGATGTCTTGAAACGCGCCCTTGATGCCGCCGGAAGCCTGGAACGCAACCAATGGCCTGCGCCTCAAATCCAGCGCAAAATCGCGCCGCCGCCCATGCCTGGCACCGAACCAACCGGACAAGCCATGCAAGACCGCCTGCCAACAGATACAGAACTGGACGCCGCCCTTAGACAGCGCCAAGCCGCGCGCACGGCCATTACCGAGGCTTGGGCCGCCATGAGCCGTACCGAACAGGATGAATGCGCTGCGCCGCCCGAAGGCTTGAACCTGCTGCGGAAATTCTAATCCTCCTGAATACGCAGTTCCGTGCCGTCCGGCTTGCGCGCCACAACATAGGTGCCGGGCGGCATATAGGCCAACCGAACCCGCAGCCAAGCAGGATGATCTCCCCCCTCTGATAGGGTCACCTCCACGCGGCGCGGCTCGGTAGGAATCGAAGGCTTTGCCTCTGACATGATTGCAGGTCCCTTTCTGATTTGAATGAAGAGTAAAATCTGATGCCAAGGTCACACCCCCACCCACAACCGCAGGGGTCGGGTGCGAAACCTTGTTTCCGTGACAAAGGCTTAGCGGCCCGGCACACAGGCGGCAGATGACGGAAAGGAACCGATTTGCCACGCCCATCACGCCACGTCCCTGTCAAGACCGTCAGCGGGGGCCGGGACCCAGCTTTCGCAGGTCACAGCCCCCCCAGTTTCGGTCTGAATTTTGACGGCAAGGGCCAGCGATGGCGTTTTGTTTCCCGCCAGAATGTCGGACAGGTAGGATCGGGAAATCCCCAATCTTGCCGCCCATTTTGTCTGGCTTTCGCCCGAGCCTATGATGATCTGACTGAACATGCCGATGGTTCTCGCACAGAGAACGATCATCCGTCAAGATCAATGTTCGCTTTGGGCGAAATGTTCTCTTTCAGAATATCGACTGACTCAAAACGGTGCGGGATGATCCGCGCATGAAGCTGAACATCCTGCCCCATCTCACACGTCAGAAAATGACCCAGAACGCGCTTGCCGACAAAATCGGGGTGCGCAAGGGCTTTATGTCCGAAATCATTTCCGGCAAGAAATCGCCTTCCCTTGAAACATTAAGGGCGATTGCGGGTGCGCTAGACGTGCCGGTCGGTTCCCTCGTGGATGACCTGCCGTTCAGCACCGCGCAAAGAGAAGGCGCGCCAGGCATGGCCGAGGATGCATCACCCTTCACACATGCCCTGCCTGCCAACGTTGATCCGATCCGCGCCCTTTATGCCAATCACGCCCGTAATGCGGCCATTACCCATCGGGCAGCGGTCAATCTGCCCGGCTTTGGGATCGTGGCAGGCGATTTGATCGTTTGCGATCTGTCGCGCCTCCCCACCCCGGGCGAAGTGGCAATAGCGGTCAGCATCGACACCGAAACCGGCACAGCGGTCTCGATGATCCGGCGCTATGCCCCGCCTTTTTTGCTGGGCGGCGATCCCCTCGCCACAGCAACGGCCCTTATGGAACAGTCAGGTCTTGACCTTCGCCACCCTGTGATCGGGATCATTCGCGGCACCTTGTAGAAAGGCTTTTCATGGCACTTCGGTTTCAAAAGCGCATCAAGATTGCCCCAGGCATTCGGCTGAACCTGTCAAAATCCGGGGTCAGCGTGTCGGCCGGGCCCAAAGGTGCATCGCTCAATGTGGGCAAAAATGGAAAACACTTGACCCTTGGCATTCCGGGCACTGGCCTTTCGTCACGAACCCGCATTGGCAACAAACCGGACCCATCGCCCAAGGCCAGCATCGGCAGCACTATTCTTGGGCTACTGATCTTGGTCGGCCTTGGCTGGGCAATCTGGGCGGCACTGACATGATCCGTCTTTTGGCATTGATCATCGCCCTGACAACACCGCCAAACATGGCCGATCCGCCCGCGCACAACGGTGGATGCCGCCGGGATTCCCCTAAAGGCCAATGCTGTCACAAGCAGAAGTCCACGGGAAAGATACATTGCCACCCCCGCGCAAGGGGCTGACCTGCAATAGAAAAGTTGGACAAGGCCCCGCACGCCAGCGGGGCCTTTTTCATCCTTCGAATCGCCGCGGCGTGAACATCTGACAAAATGTTCGCAGTTAGAGAACATATCTCTTGACCAATAGTTCGCCATGTGCGAACACTGCCCCCATCGAAACCCGATGGAGAGCAAGATGCACCTTCCCACCCCCACCCTGAAAATCGCCGTCCTTGATCGCAGCTTTGTCTATGTCGGCCTTTGCCACACCGAAGACGGCGCGCTGGTCATCACCAACGCCCAGAACATCCGCCGCTGGGGCACCACGGGCGGTTTGGGCCAATTGGCGATGTTCGGCCCACAAGGCGCGACCAAACTGGATGCGGCGGGCACCGTCCGCGCGCCACTACCCGCCGTAATCCACTTGATCGACTGTAACGCGGACGCATGGCCCGTGGCAGCGGCGCAGGCGGCGTGAAATGGCGGCTACCCCAGCCCACACCACCACCGCGCATCTGCGTGATGATCGGGATTTGACGCCGGGCACCAACCCCGGAAAACAAAACACACCCCGCATCCACACGAGCGACGGCTACGGCGACGGCTACGGCGACGGCTACGGCGACGGCTACGGCGACGGCGACGACCACGACCACGGCGACGGCGACGGCTACGGCGACGGCTACGGCGACGGCTACAGCGACGGCTACGGCTACAGCTACGGCGACGGCTACGGCGACGGCTACAGCTACGGCGACGGCTACGGCTGAGCCGAAGGATCACCCATGTCAATTTG